TGACATTCTATACACTGAGGCAAGTTCCGCAGATGCTGGTGTTGATATTCGTATCGGTCGCTACCAGGATGGCGTGGCCCTGGATGACGATTATTTCGATATTACAACATCGGAAACGAGCAAAAATTTAGGCTATAAGAAACGCATTGATACTGCCAGTCTCACGCATTATCAACTTGCCGCCGGTGACGCGGTAACAGTGGGAACTGCTGGCGGGAAAGTAGGAACTGGCGAGGTGCGTATAGTGTTATACTTTGTTTTAAGTGCACAATAATGACAGTGAGGGCTTTAATGACTGAGGAAGAAAGAATATTTATAGAAGGTTTATTTGATAACTTAAAAGAAGATATAAAAGAACTAAGGGGCGATGTAAAAAACTTGCCTTGTAGTGAGAGGGGTGAGAGATTAAGTACATTAGAGGCTGTTCAAACTGCTAAAGATAAATACAATGATATAGCAAGGGAAAATAAAACACTTAGTATTAGAAAATGTCTTTTACTATTTGCTGTTTTTCAGCTTATATATATGGCGGTTAATTTATGGGTGAGTGCAAGATGATGGATTTTGATATTTTAGCAGGTACAGGTAAACTTATTATAGACAATAAACATAGTTGGGGTGATCAACTTAGGATTGTTAATAAGTATAGTTATTGCCTAAAAATATTAAGGTTGAAATATCCTAATATAAAAGGTAGTTATCATAAACATCTTAAAAAGAGAGAAACGTGGTTTGTATTAGAAGGGGTTGTGTATGTTAAAATTCTTAGAAATGAATCTGATGGTATCGAATATTTAACTTTATATCCTGGTGATAAATTAGATATAAGTGATGATAAACCTCACCAATTTTGGTGTTCTGTGCCGTCTATAATTATTGAAGTTTCTACCCATGATAATGATAAAGATACTTATAGGTATAATGAAAAGGATGGGGAGTTTTATAATGAAGATGGTGATAAATATATTTCTAAAAAGGATCAAATGAAGGCGTGGCATAAAGAGTTAGAAAATGATTATAGAAAACATATATTAGGATTTCCAAAACCATGACAAAAGAACCATTGGGTTTACCAAAAGGTAGTATACGGGCAATAATAGCAGTACTGATTGTTGTGTCAGTAATTGTTGCAATTTTTATAGGTGAATCAGAAAGCGTTAAATCTCTTACTCCTATTGCCGGTATGGTAATTGGGTATTACTTTGCACAAAGATCAAATAATAAAACAGGAGACTAAAAATGTTTTACAAAAAAGCGGATGGTAGTATTATAGATGAACAAGGAAATGCGGTCACAAATATTGTATTAAACACAGATGGTAGTTATACAGATTCAGAAGGTAAAGTTGTTGAGGTACAAACAGAGGCATCTGCTCAACCAACAATAGCAGATTTACAAAATGAGTTAATTGAGGTAAAACGGCAAAATACTTTATTGAAAGGGAAAGCGCAAGATTTTGATGTATTGATGCAGGATAGGGAATTTGCCCAATGGGCGTTAGATAGAAGTCAACGTGATCTATCTAATAAACCAACACAGCAGGTTCAGCAACCTGTAAATCAACAACAGCCAAATGATAATCCATTTGCAGAATACCAAGATGCCGAAGGTTTGCAAACATTGACTAATACAATTACCCAGAATGTATTAGATGCAATTAGCCCACGTTTTGAAGCAATAGATAAAACAATAGGTCAGAAGTTTGAACCATTATTGCAAAATCTTTCACAAAATAGAATTGAAGCTGATTTTAATGCTTTAGTACAACAGGCTGCAACCAATAAAGAATTTTATCCTATTGATCCTACTTCGATTAGAAAACAAATAGATTATGAAAGGCAAAAAAATCCTAATTTAAATATGCAACAGGCGTATGATTTAACTTGTGCAACAATGAATAGAGAGGGGTTAATAACTCGACCTCCTATTCAGACAATGGGAAGCGGTTCTCAGGAAGGTGGTCAAGGAGGAAATATATTAACTAGACCTGCTGGTGGGCAAACCACTATAAAAGCTGATGCAGGTAAATCAACGTTGGACAAGGCATTAGACGCTAAAAATAAAGGTGGTGATGAAAATCAAAGGCGTAGTGTCAATGATATTATAGCTGAGGCTGCTAAACAGATGGAAGATAGTGGCAACCCGATTGATATTAGTGAATTATCTTAGGAGTAAAAATAATGATACTGTTATTGGCTATTTCTCTTATTGCATTTGGTATACTACTAAGTGTAGCTACCGCATATGCAGATATAACACAAGGCCAAAAAGATGAACTTCTAGCCACCACTTTACAGCTACAAGAAACTGAGTTAATTAAACATACCTATTTGGAAAATCCTATATATGTTTTCTTTTCTAATAGTAGATATACTAAAAAAGTAAAAGGTGGTCATGAAATTCGGTTTCCGGTTGTACTTGATAAATCGGACACTTTTGATTGGTTTGGTGTTGGAAGTACATTTAATCCACAACCTAAAAAGATATTAGGTTGGTCACATACGGAATTAAAACAGGGTGCAGGTCATGTTACTTTTGAAGATGTAGAATTGTGGCAAGCCAGTGGCCCTGGTAATTTTGTAGGAATGGTAGAAGCAAAGACTGAGGAACTTGAACAGTCTATAGGCGAGTCATTGAATTTGACTGCTTGGGGAGATGGAACAGAGGATGGTGGATTAGCACCTACTGGTTTGACTGGTCATATTCCTAATCCGCCTACAAGTGGTACATATATGGGTCATGATTTGTCTACAGAAAATTGGGGTAGATGTTGGTATAATGATAATGAGACTATTGGCCCACATTCATTGACAAGCCCAACTGGTAATGCCCCGCATACAGAAGGTGCAATAGGAGATATAAGTGATAGATATCCACTTATAATAGATTCTCTTAACCTTATGTATGCTTCATGTGTTAGTAATAGTGATAATAAAAGTGATATTTTTCATATTACCGATTTGCAGACACAATTGTGGTATAAACAAATTCCATTTAGATGCCCCGGTTTTGATATAGGTGTAACAGAGGGGCCATTTAATATTGGAATTGAAACTGCTCATTTTATGGGTTCGCCAATTATTCCAGATACAGTTGATAATGGTGCAATAGAAGGCGAGTGGCGTATGGTTAATATGCGGTATTACAATATGTATATTGACACTGACCATTTCTTCAAATGGGTTGGGCCACGTTCTCCTTATAATGCTCTAAGAACTTCAAAGTATCTGGTTGTGCGTTTCCAATGGGTTAACAAATTCCCAAGAAAGCAAGGGCTTTTAGTCGGAATAGCTACTTGGCAGGCTTAACTGGAGGATATTATGGGTCAGAAATTTGAACAAAAACGAAACGAGGTTACATTTCAATATAATCTTGACCAATGTGAAACTTGGACAAATTATATTACGTACCCTCAGAGATTTGCTGGTATGCGAGTCGGTGCTGATCGTTGGGAAAATGCCATGATGGGCGATGGTGTTTATAGACGTATTAGAGTAAATGGGTTGGCAAAGTTTAGATGGGTATGCAACCGTTCTGGTAATACGCTCACAAGAGGGACTTTGGTTTCTTTTAAGAGGGCTACTTGGACAGCAACTAGTGGTTCTACTTCTACGGTTGTTGCCGCAGTTGGGTCATTTGTAGAAGATGAAAATCTGTGGGATAATTTAATTGTTTTGCAAGATGCTGGTGGTGCCGGTGCGGCACCTGAAGGTGAAGCCGGTATTATAGTAAAGGCAAAACTTAATACCGCAGAGACACATATTACTTTTACTTGTAGAACACCCGCCGCTAGTGGATTATTCTCTGCGGCACCAGCTGCAGGTGATACTGGTGTTATTCGTTCTCGTTATAATATTATACCAATAACTGCTACAGATGGGATAGAGCAATTTGCTGGTGTGGTTGTTAGAGAAGATGGCATACCTGATAATTCATTTGGTTGGGTATGTTATGAAGCCGATGAAATTGAGATTAAATTGAAGGCTGGTACTGGTGTAACAGCTAATCTTGGATTTATGGCTGCTGACGATGCTGACGGTTCCACTATAGCAAAGGCGAGAATAATAAATTCAACTGGTACTGACCTTGTTGGCGGTAAGGTACTTGGTACTGTATTGGAAACTATTGCCAATGATATTGCTGCTGATGTTGCTTGGTGTAGATTGAAGGCAGTTGGTGCTGACGAAGCATAGATGTATTTGACGGGGCGGCTTTTGTCGCCCCGCAACAACTTGGAGAATATAAATGGACGATAAATTAGCGGTTAAAAATGCGGAAATTGTTATAGTGAAGGGTACTCAAGAACCGCCTGTTGGAAAGTTGTATTATGGTTTACCATTAGAAAACGGTTTGACTCCAGTGATGATGCGAAGAGTTAGACGATCTGGGAAAAATAAGAAAATATCTGATAGAGTGGTATGGTATGAAAAGAAGATAATGCAAGAGAATGGGTTAGTAGTGCCATTAAGGGCGCATATAGTAGTTGCGCCAACAGAAAAAGAAATAGAGGCAAACGCCCTTTATCCAGTAGCAATATTTAATATCAGCCGTGCTAGATTTGATGGTATAATGAGAATAAAAAGGTGGAAAACTTTTCCTTTTTTAAATGATAATGGAGTACCCTATATGGTAACTAACGGAATATTAAAACCATTTTCGTTTGTAATTGTAAATAATAATTATATTCCCAATGAGCTACCAAACGGGAATACAGATGATGGAAATTGGCAAGTTGGTGCGCCTGTAACAGGCCAATATATAATAGAGTTCTTTAACAACTTAATAGAAAAAGCTAAACCATTAGTTTATTCTACACAGGTTGCTAAAGCAATAGAGGCTAAAACAGAATAATGATATTGACAATAGGAAAACAAAGAGCGGCATCTGTATTAACTAACAATTCGTATATTACTCATCTTGCGGTAGGTGATGATGATACGGATGAGACAGCTGGTGATTTAGCTCTCGGTAATGAGATATACCGAGTTGCTTTAACTACGGTATCACAGAATGATCAGGTATGTTGGGGCGTTGCTACTATAACAGCTAGTGATATTGGTGCTGGTTCTTATACTATTAAAGAGTTCGGTTTTGTCGATGCGGCAAGTGGAGGCCATTTTCAATGCAGAGTGGTGTTAGATACAGGAATAACTATAACAGGCGCTCAGAAACTAATAATAGTATGGGGCGAAGTGTTTCCGTAATAGAGAGAATAACCCGAGGTTTTGGTGATGGGATAATGCTTCGTCCTGCTATTATTGGATATATGAAAAAGTACCCTACTTATGATGTTAAGTTACATATAAGAGAACCAGAAGCATGTGTGTTTGAGGATATTGAAGGTTTAGATATTGTACCTATATCAACATTTTCTAAAAGTAAATCGGTTATAAGTGATAAAGATTCTATTACTAGAGCCAAAAGAAATAGATTAAAGCGTTATAATTATTCTAAACAACTTATAGAAGGTTATAATAATCCTATTATATATAGAGTATCCGAATCTTGCGCCAAGTATGAAATGGAACATATAGATAATGTTGATAAGTCTAGGCAAGAAATTTTTTGTGATGAACTTAATGTACAATTTGATATGGCAAATTACAATGTTAAATTTTCTTTAGAAGAAGAACAATTTGCAGATGATTTTCTTGGTGGTATAAGTAGAGCTATTGGTATTCATATACAAACTGCAGATAGTTGGCGTGATTATAGATATATGTATTTAAGAAAGCGCCAAACAAAAATGTGGGATTTGGTAGATTATATAGCCAAAAGATTTAATGGTTATATAATAACTTTTGACAAAGATTGTAAATATGAAGGGAGGCAAAAGAATGTAAAATCTTTGGCTAATGTAACGTTTAGGCAGGCATGGGTTGTAATGTCTAGGATGCTTTTAGGTATTGGCCCAGATTCTGCTGGAATTCATGCTTTTGGTTCGACATTTGTTCCAACTTACGGATTATTTGGCCCGACTAATCCTAGACACAGGATGCTTTATCCTTACGTTGGTTGGCCAGATAAAGGAGATTGTCCATTTGGTAAACAATATTGTTGGTATAATTATTGTCAAAATAATGGAAAACCAATGGTATATTGTTTGAATAGGCGGTCAGTTAAATACTATTGGGATGATATAAAGCGGAAAATGGGGAGGTTTATAAAATGAGATTTTTTAGGCGGTCACAGGTAAAACAAAGTTATATATCTTATGTTTCAGAGCGGTCTGTTAGAGGTTTACATGATACAATTTTAAGAACTGAAGAACCAAAATATTGTTTAGAAATAGGTTTGAATGGTAAAAGTGAAGATTGTATTACATTAGATCTTGGTTCAAAAGCTGATATAGTTGGAGATATTAGAGGTGCTTTTGCACAACATGGTGGATATAAACCTGTTGAAGAAATTGAAAAATTGCCATTAGATTATTTTCATCTTATTAAAGCGGTGCATGTTATTGAGCATATAGAATGGTTGTATCAACAAGTAATGTTTGACTGGTTTTTTGATTTAATTGCACCAGGCCACTATCTTTATGTAGATACGCCAAACTTAGATTATATTATTGAGATATATAATAATGGTATTCAGTCCATGAATAAAGGTAACAAGTTAGAATATCCAATGTCTGACCATCCAGATTTTACAAAAGATAGGTATATAGAGAATTTTACACCATGGGTTAATTATAAGATATTTAGTGGTTGTAGTCCTGGTGATTATCATCATACCTGTTTGAATAGTATTTGGTTGGGTAATCTTCTACATGCCGCTGGTTTTGAAAATATAAAAATACATAGTGGTAGGTCATTGATTGCTATTGCTATGCGACCGAAGGAGAGCTTGTAATGGCTATTAAATTAAATTGCGGTGCAGGCGGAGTTATTCTTTCAAAAGAAGATGGTTGGATAAATATTGATATTAGGCAATTAGATGGTATAGACCTGGTATTAGATTTGGAAAACAATGATTTTCCATACGAAGATAATTCGGTAGATGAAATTAGGTTACAAGATTTTTTAGAACATTTGAGTAAAGATAGGCAATTACCGTTTTTAAATGAAGTACATAGAGTAATGAAATTAAATGGTAAATTATTTATTCAGTTACCAGATTTGGAAACATTATCTAAACGGTATTGTAATGTTTTAGAAAACCCTACTAAGCTACAACACCCTTTAGATGCCTATCAATTATCGAGTGCTTTATATGGTGGACAGGAATATGAAGGGAATTTTCATAAGTGGGGTTATGACCAATATACGCTTAGTCTTATATTAGAAGAAGTTGGGTTCTCAATTAGAGAGATAGGTTCTGACGGTGGTCAAAATTTGTTATGCCATGCTCAGAAAAGTCCTGCCGCATTTTATATAATGATTAGTGGTGGTTTGGGCGATTGTTTACAGATATATTTCTCTAATCCACCATACTGTAATCATGAGGATTTAAAGGGAGTAAATTATTTTCCTACTGGTCAATTGTTGGCAAGTTTATGGCTTAAACGTTTGAAAAGTTTTAAGTTGAAACATCCTAATAAATCGGTGTATTTGATTATAGAATCACATAATCCTTCGGCTATAAGGTTCTTTGATAATGTACCATATATAGAAGGTTGTATATCTAAACCTTGGGATTTACCTAAACCGTGGGAAGAAGATAAATGGAGTCAGGTGCATTTTGGTTTATACAATTTAGAACATTCGTATAATCCAGAATTATATGAACCAGAAGAAGCCAAAGTATATTTGTCATCTTTAGAAGAAATGCAAGTAGATACTATTGTTAATAAGGGTGATTATATTATTGTTCATCCATTTTCTGGCGTGTCTAGGGATAGGCAAGCTATTAACCAAGATCAGTATAAAGAGATTGTAAAGAAAATTATTAAGAAAGGTTTGAACGTTGTTGTTATAGGTGGTAGTTATAAGACTAATGTAGTTGGTAAGAAATATAATATAACAGAACAATTTGATATGAAGTGTGACGGTTTAATCAATTTGGTGAATAAGAGTAGTATTGCTGTTACGGTTGAACTTATACATAGGGCAAAAGGTTTCATAGGAACTCATAGCTCTATGGTTCTTATGGCTTGGTATAAATCATTGCCAACAGTTTGTATTGTGCCAATGTACCATGATGGTGGTCAACCATGGGAAGAGTTTTTTGCCGATGAAGTTAATCCTACTACTTGGGGTAATAGGCAACCATTTAATAAAACTGTCATGGTTGAAGATAGAGATATAGTTGATTTAGATGAAATAGTGGAGTGGGTGGTGAAATGATATTAGGATTTTTAGGGTATGGAGAAGATAGTTTTTTCCATAGCGGAACAAATAAATGGATAGAGCCTAATGCTAACGATAGGTTTCCTAATATAGGTGTGTGGGGGCCGAATTCAAATGCTGTATATAGAAGGTTATATCCTAATGATCCATTTGTTATGTTAGTTACTAAAGACCCTAATCTTGAATTTGCTAATAGGTGTGATTTTATTATATTTCAATCTTCTACAGGGCAAGACCCGTTATTCTTAGAACATTGCGATAAAATTGAAGTGCCTATAATTCATTGGCAACATGGTGGTTATGAAAATATGGTACAATTATCGTATGGTGCTGTTTTACGAAATAAGCAATGTATGGATAAATGTGATTTGGTTGTCACTACAGACCATAGATATGTGTCTCTTTATAAAACGTGGACTAAAACACCTGTTATATATTGCCCGCTGCCTTATCCTGTTAATTATGCACTTAAAACTTTATCTAAAAGTGTAGATATTGAATATGATTTATTTATACCGTATGGTATAAATATGACATATAATAATAGAAGAAATGGTTATGTCATGTCAGCGGTTGCTGATAAAATTATTACAAATGTAGAAAGTTTTAATAATTGTTTAATGATAGATAGTGGTAATACTGATAAGTCGTGCGATTTTTTGCAACAAATGGGGTTCCAAAATATTACTATAATTGACCGTAAAAAATATAGTGAATATCTATTATCATTGAGTAGATGCAGGGTAATTATAAATTTAGATAGACACATGGCTTGTGGTAAGGTTGCTATTGATGCTGCTTTGGCTCGTAAACCTGTTATAATGTCTAACCGAATTCCTTATGCCCAATATATATATAGTGGTATAAAATTACAAGACCCATTTGATGTTGATGCGGCATTGGCAACCGCAGAATTGATTCAACGAGGTGGGTGGGAACAGTCTTGGATAGATATGGCTTTTAACAGAGCACAGGATTTTAGTATGGAGAATGTTGGTAAGATATTGGAGGAAGCAGTTGGAAATCTTAAATTTAATTAGTGCAGGTGAATGGTTAAATGGGAAACGTAAGGCTACCTATGAATCTTATATACAATGGTCAAAAAATAATGATAGTGTAATTCAAGTATCATATCCAAGAAGCGGCAGACATTGGATTGAATCAATAATAAAGTGGAATTTATTAGGCAAAGATGGTTGTGCGGATATACAAAACTTTGACCCAAATAATTCTAAACATTATTATTTTACTCATGTAAAAAATTGGCCGGCATTTGATGCTAATGGTAAATATGTTTATTTGATACGTGACCCAAGAGATGTATTTGTGTCCTTTATGTATTACCGAACTTGTATAAAACAGTCTTTGACAGTAGAACAATCTTTCAATGATTATGATTTTCTTGGTAAAGAGGTTAAGTCGTGGAAAAATATGTTACAGGTTTTTATTGAAACTGATTGTATTATTATTCAGTATGAAAGGATGTGTTTGTACCCTAAAATAGAATTGAATAGGATAGCCAGATTTATTGGTGTAGATATGGTGGATAATATTGACTGCCGTGATAATGGTCATTTTATTTATTATAATCCAGATAAACCTTGTCAACCAATAAAGAAACCTTTTGAGTCAAATATAGAGAGATATAATATCAGATGTTTGACATGGCAAAAAAATCCAAGATTTACCAAAAAACATTTTGATATTATTTGGGGTGCATTGAAAGATATAATACCATACTTTGGTTATTTAGAAAACGGTCATTCGCTAAATTTATTAGAAAGGTAAAACTAGTGAGATTTTCTGTTATTACTATTATTGCTAACCTAGATAAATATAGAAAATATAATTTTGATAAATGTGTTACACAATGGTTAAATCAAGACTTTGATGATTATGAATTTATATGCGTAGAAATGTCATATAAAAAAGATTTTTATATTCATGGTAATTATAATTACTATAGTGTGATTGGTGACGAATTCAAACGTGGTTGGTTGTTGAATGTTGGTGCAAAGAAATCTAAAGGCGATATATTAGTATTTGCTGATTCTGATATATTGGTACGAAAAGATTATTTAACTAAAGTTGACAATTGGTTTAAAATTGGTATGAAAAGCGCAATAGGATTAAACCAATTGATTAGATTAAATCAAGATGGTTCAATTAAAACTTCTTGTATTGCTTCTATAAAAGGGGCGGCTGGCGGTATAAATATATTTGATTCTCATTTCTTTTTTAAGTTATTTGGTGGTTGGAATGAAACGTTTACTTTTGGTGACGGTAATGATAATGATGGGATGTTCAGGGCAGAAGCCGCAGGTGGTCATGTAAAAATATTTCCAAGTCCAGTTATTCATCTTTGGCATCCTGGTAAAAAACATGGTATTAAAAATATGGAATTGTGGTTATATACACAACGGTATCCCGAAATAGTTACAGAAAAGATTTTGGAATTGGGTATTGGAAAAGACAAACCTACGGTTTATAATATTGAGGAATTGAAAAGGTTAACTAAATGAATATACAAGGATGGATGAGTCAATCAGAACTTATGTGGTTACAAACTATGTCAAAATCAATGCCATCTAATTCTTTAATAGTAGAAGTTGGAACATGGAAAGGCAGAAGTACGGCCGCTATATGCAATGCCTTAAATAAAAAGAGCACTTTTGTTACTATTGATACATGGTTAGGTAATAGTAATTTATTTATATATCAAAATTCATCAGCATCTTTAGTTACTGATATATTTTTAGAATTTTTAGATAATATGAAATTACTGGGTCATAATTTTAAGTGGTATAAAAAAAATACTTTTGGTTTATTTTATCTAAGAATGAAATCAGTTGAGGCCGCAAAATTATTCGATGATAAAAGTATTGATTGGTTGTTTTTAGATGGTAATCATACAGAGGCAGATAAAGATTGTGATGCTTGGGGAGTAAAGATAAAGAGCGGCGGAGTTATATCCGGCCACGATTTTACAAATGACTTTATTAAATTGACTACAGATGTGAAACAAAGGTACCCAAATTTATCAGTGGCAACGAATACAGGTATATGGTATTCAACAATTTAAGGAAAGAAAATAAATGAAAGATAATGAATATTCATTATACAAATCTTTGCATCATCAATATGCGCTTAAAAATAAAATACCAGTATTATGCTATTTTTTTATAACGCATAAATGCAATAATAAATGTCCAACTTGTTCTTCTCGATATGGTCAAAAGTTTGATGAAAATATAGAAATGCCTATTGAAGATGCGTTACCTTGTTTAATAAAATTGAAAGAGTTAGGACTAAAAGCTATTTCATTATCTGGCGGTGAGCCGTTGATGCATTCTAATTTTGGTGGTTTTGTAAGAGCCATAATTGGTATAGGATTAGATATTGCGGTTATAACAAATGGTAGATTATTATCTAAGAAATATTTAGATGTTTTGAAATGGCTATCTTGGATTAGAGTTTCCATAAATGCAGTAAACCCAGATATATATAAATTGGTTCATGGTGCAAAAATGCCAGAGAGGTATTTTCTTAATCTAAAAGAGACTATTCCTAAGCTTAGAAAATACGGTGTAACTACTGGTGCTAGTTTTTTAATAAATAAAAATAATATACAAGATATGCTTGATGCTGTAATAATGGCAAAAGAAATTGGTTTTGAAACATTTAGATTTAATTATACAAGAGATAGAGATGGTCTTATCTTTTACAAAGATGAAGATCTTTACAAGATAAAAGATAATTTATCTATCGCTATAAATTATAGTTGTGATAGTTTTAGAGTGCTTCCTTTGTCTGATAGGTTATTATATAAAATTAGTAAACCGTATACACATTGTTACCAAAGTGATATATCCTTATGTATAACTGCCGATGGCGGTGTATATGCTTGTCCATTTTTGGCTAATAATCCACGTGCATTTTATGGTTCGATATATGAAAAATCTATAGATTATATTTGGTTAAACAAAAAAGAAATAGATGTGACTAAATGTCCTATATGTTGGCAAACAAAGAAGAATGAATTTATGGCATACTTAATGTCTAAACCTACTCATGTTAATTTTGTATAAGGTGTAAACAATGGCTACATTGATATGGCATAAGGTTGATACATTCTTATCAAAATTACGGTCTTGTCAAAGATGTTATAATCAATCTGGTGATGGTATGATATACTCTTTAGTAGTATACGACTACCTTTATTTGACAGAAATTACAACTATTAGTTTAAAGGAAATTGATTCAACAACAGGAGTTAGATGGTAATGTTACTACATCAGATAAGAACAGCCTTTGCCGCCCGTATAGATAACACAGTGTATTGGACTACCGCACGTCAAAATGCCTTGGCGAATGATGCTATGCGGTCAATAGCTTCTCATTTTGGTACCAGAATGAAAGGTTATCAAATATTATATACAGTAGATGGTCAACAACATTATGCTTTACCTGTAGATTTTATTGCCAATGATTTATTATATACTAACACTGATGAATTGATGCGAAAGATTAAATTTGTTGATAGCCCAGATGAAATATATAGCAAATATTATGACCCTGGTACTTATGAAGGTTCACCAGAACTTGCATTTATATGGCCTATAGATGAACGAGATAATCTATGGCTTTATCCTATACCAGATAAGCAATATACACTAGAATGGTTTTACTATAGAGAAGCACCTGAATTGGTTAATAATAATGATGAGCCTATGATAGCCAGAGAATTTCATACCTTTATTGTTGATTATATGGAAATGCGAACCAAAGTATTTGATGGCGAAATGAGTGAAATGGAATATACGGCACTATGGGAAAAAACCTTAACAAAAATGAGTATGTTTAAAACCGCCAAAATGGCATTGACAGTAGAGAATACACCGGGTAATGCTAGAAGAAATTTTCCAGTTAGAGCTGGTGATTTGATAGACCCTGCTGATTCTAGCGGTGGAATATGGGGCATATCATGAGAAAGATAAGGTACAAAGATATAGAACGGTTTGACGGTGGTTTTGTAGATGCTAATTCTCTGGATATTGGAAGCGAGTCTCTGAATATGATCAGATATGCAAGCAATATACGACAGAGAAGCGGATCAGCTTGTCCTAGGGATGGACATAAAGTGAAATGTGACTTCACACTTGTTGCAGGAATTACAAATGCTTTACAAGCTGTTTATGAATATAAAAGAGAACAGGATGTATTAGGTGTATATTCGCTTTACAGAGCGATTGTATTCAGCACAGGGAATGATATATACTATGTAGAGACAAGCAATCCTAATGTCGCTGTAAAGATGAATAGCGTTGCAATGAATAACGATATATATTGCGCTAATGCTTTTGACCATTTATTTATTGGGGATGGCGCACATGCTATGAGGGCGTGGAATGGAAACGACCTTTATCATACTATGTTCGCCGCACCAACTGTTGCATTGTCATGTATTCAAAGCCCTGGTGCTATTACGGGTTATAGAAAATATAAATACACTTTTTATACACCATCTGGTGGCACATACCCTTATGCTAAAGAGTCTAATGCTAGTGCTGTTATGCAGATACAGTATACTGGTGGACAACGTGGTACAATTACTATGCAGTCACCATTCCCTGATAGCCAGATAACAATGTATAGATTATATGCGACAGAGGTTGGCCCAAACCCTGATTTATTAGTAGACTATAATCTTATGACTACTCAGGCTAATAATGTATATGTAGATAATTATCCTACTTTTACCGGAGACGCTTTTAGTGATACAGACCGTGGTGTGCCTGATACATATAAATATTTATTGTTTGATGGTTCAAGATTATGGGGTGCATATACAGAAGAACATAAGAATGAAATTGGTTGGTCATTAAATGGAAATCCATTCTATTGGCCAGCGGTTAATTATGAACGTATTGGTATAGATGATGGAGATTTTATAACTGGCTTAGGTATGATAGCAAACATACGGTACATCTTTAAGGAACATTCTATATGGGAATGGACTGGTAACCCTGATGTTGCTACTGAAATAGTACCAGTTGCTAGACCTGATGCTAGTCAGAATATGACAAGATTGGCAGTTGGCTGCAAAGACTCTAGGACACTAACACAATGGGGGAACTCTTTAATATTCAGGTCATCTGATGGTCATGTATATATGTTAACCACCGATAGTATAACACAATTAAGTAGGTATATTGGCTCGCAAATTACATTACTAGATTGGGGTGCCAAGGCATGTGTTCATAATGACTATTATATTATATCATCTGGTTTATTGACTTTAGTATGTGATTTACGTAAAGGGGTATTTGGGTGGCAAGGATATGATACTGGTGTATATCCAAATTGCTTTTGTATAACTAATGATAATTATTGTATAGGTACAGAGGGCGAAAAGATAGTTCAGTATTATGATCCAACTGAATACCAAGATTATGGCGAAGATTTTACCAAAGAGATACAGCCGTGCTTTTTAAGAGTTGGTGGTGGGAATACACAGTCTCTCTTTAGAAGTATTATAATAGATTCACCTAATCGTGGCGAAGATATAACAGTTGAAGTACATAACGAAAATGGTGTTATAGGTGCCGCTAGTAGTTTAACATACGAAGATACAGATTCTATATGTTATATACCTAGAGGCGCTAGAGGTGTATTTATGTCTGCAATATTATCATGGACTGAAAAAATTAATATTATAGGTGTATCATACGGGTATCAACCAGTTAGGAGGCATTAATATGGCTGCGGGAAATCATGTTACTAGACGGTCATTAGTTGCTATAACATTACCAGATAGAACACTTATGCAAATAACAGAGAGTAGAATACGTCAACCCGGTTTCGGAAGTGAACGCCCTAATTGGCAAAGATATGAAAGGCGTGATACAAATGCCAGAGTGGTTAGAGAAACAAGCTAGAGCAATATGTGGGAAAACATATAAGCCAGGGACTAAAGCATTTAATACATGCAAATATAAATATATGAAAAGCCGTGGTTGGAAAAATAAAAAAGTCACATTGAAAAAGAAGGTGAAAAAATAATGGGATTAAAAAGAAACCCCTATAGTGGAGAATTTACATGGGTTAGAGAAGGAGAAGAAGGTGGACTACCATGGTATTACAAATTAGGTAATATAGCCGCAAGATTACCGGGAGGCCAAATAGCAGGAGATATTTTAGGAGTTAACCCAGTAATCTCTGAACGACCACCATTACAAACTCGGCCACCGCTGGGGCCAGCGGCAGATCAAGCGGCGCAACAGCAGGCTCAATATTTCCAAAGAATAATGAACCAGAACCTTATGCAAAATATTCTACCGGGAATAACTCAAGAATATGGAGCCGCTGGTAGACTAAGAGGTGGTCGTTATCCCGAGGCATTAGGTCAAGCAGGTATGGAAAATCAGAGATTGATAGCTGGTATGACACAACAGGGTAGTATGGACAGGTTCAAGGCATTGTTAGCCGCTCAGTTACAGCGTGAAGGTATGGATGAAGAAAGAGCATGGAGAGAAGCGCAATTAGAAATGGAAGGTGGAACTGATTATACAGATATTGGTTCTAAGATAATGATGCTCTATCTTATGGGAGGATAATTATGGCAGTACGACCATATAAAGTAAAACGACCAAGCCCTCTATTACAGTTAGCGACGGGTGCTTTATCTGCTAAACTAGAACATGAAAAAGGTCTACGTGCCGCAGAAGAAAAGAAGGCATTACTTGAATTTAAGAAACGTGAGCTGGATATAAAAGAAGGCTATAATAAAGGTTTACTATCTCGGCAGGAGGCCGAGTTAGAATATCAGAAGGCTATAGATGCACAGAAGTTGAAATGGGAACAACAAAAATTCGCCCGTGAACAAGCGGCGGCCAATATGAAAGAAATTGAAGATAGATACCAAGAAGGTTTAATAGATAAAAGAGAATTTGAACAAGAGAAAACATTAATCAATCTAAAACATAAACAAGCTTTAGAGTTAGCAGAAGCAGGTGGCGATATAACTTTAGATGTAGAGAAAGGCAAAAAAGAACTAGGTCATGTATCTTATCCTATTCTTGACCCAGAAGAAGAATTATTAAATAGAGAAATCCAAAAAGCAAATTTATTAAACCTTCAAAGTCAAATAAAGGCTCGAGATATTGGTATTACACAAGAAGCAGAAAGAATCGCTTTAGAAAGACAACGAATAGCAAACCAAGAAGAACAATTTGATAAAAACTATCAGGCTAACCAAGAAGAATTTTCTTGGGACAAGGCTATGGATATGTTTAAGTTTATAGAAGATAGGGTACAATTCCAATGTTCTCAGCAGACCCAATTTGATTTGGCTAAATATAAACAAGAGCTTAGTATTATAGTTAACAAACCATTGTCTTATCAAGGTAGACGTGCTTTTAATGAAGCATTGTATTGGCAACATGAAGCATTAAGAACAAATGACAAAAGGGATAAGAAAACCGCAAATGCGGCAAACGAAACATTAGAACGCATATTAGAAAAAGAAGATAACATAACAATAAAGTTACCAAGATTAGAATACGAATACAAGCCATCATTATTTCACCCCTTTAAATATGAAGTTACACCGACTTCTGAAACTACTTATGAAAGGGGCACTACTACACCAAGAAAAATACCTGAGCCAACAAGAACTGGTATATCGCCACAAACTTTCACACCATTTGAAGGTAAGTCTAAAACATTTATTGATAACCTGTCTACTGATAATAGGTTTACTGATAATGAAGATCGCATAAAATATATTGAAGATAATAAAGAGGCATTGAAAAAGAAAGGCATAACTGATACTGATATAGATTTAATGATATTATGGTTAAGGAGACAATAATGGGTAAGCCATCAATAGATGAATTACTATCTGAAAAACCATCAGTAGATGAATTGTTAAGTAAGCCATCAGTAGATGAACTATTATCAGGCACGGCGGCTGAAACCCTTCCGGCACCTCCTGATCTCAAGCAAACTCAGCCGCCATATACTGGCATTGGGGAGACTTCTCGCATATCTCCGGCGACAACCGCAAAAGGAGTCTCCCCTGCCGCCTCTCCAGAATTATTTTACAATAAAGAAGAATTAGATAAATTTGTTAAGCAGTATGGTTTAACACAAAAGCAAGGTTTACCATGGTGGGATAAGTTAGGATTTTTTGCTAGAGTAGGTAAACAAGCTAAGATAAATGCTTATAGTCAGACTCTTCTTGGTGAAGCTAGCGCAAAAATTGCCGGTAAAGTAGCAACAGAAGTTGCTAGGCCATATAATGTATTATGGCAATCTCTACAAGATGCGGCGGCACTTGCTAGAATAGGTACTCAGTATGCTTTCTTGCGACCACATCCCGGTACCCCTATACAAAAAAGATTACTTGGTGAAGCAATAACTACTGTTAAGAAGTACCCAGATAGAGTAGTAGATGCGTGGAATCTTGACCCTATTACCAGTCCTTTAGATACTGTTATGACAGGTGCGATGAGTCAAGATGATTTAGAAATATTCAAGGCTAATCTAAGCGAAAAACGAATAATAGGCAAAGTATATACTGGTGTTGACCTTGCATCAATGTTAGCAGGGGATGTTTTTATAGATTATTTATTATTTGGAGTAGGTGGACGTGCGGCTACCAGAGCATTGAGTCTTAGGTCTGCAAGGTTTGCTAGAGCGGCACAAGCATTAGCACCTACCAAATATGCAAAAGCATGGAAAGGCCATCCGATGATTGGCAAGATGGTCTTAGGAAAAGAATCTTGGGCTAAACAATTTTCTCGCACATCTGATTATTTAGTCAGACAAGGTTATGATAGTGTTATATATGATACCATAAAAAGGTCTGTTACACCTAACATTGATGAATTTATAGCACAATCATTACTTAAACCAAAGGCAGGTTTTCAAGCTGGCCCCAGATATATAGCAGGCGGTAAAGCATATCTCGATGTAGCTGGTAATGTAGTATCAAGAGAATTACCTATTAGTAAATTTTATATGAATTTGTTAGACCAAATAGATGATGCTGCCAAGAATGTAGATAACCTGACTAAGAATTTAGATGATATTACTAAAGAGAAGGCCAGATTATCTACTTTAGCGGATGACATGGGTTTCAATAAACAGAAAACGGTCGAAGATATTTATGATCAATTTGGTCACCCTATAGTGGAACAAGCAGTAGATATACCTACTCGTACCAATATAGAATACTCACTATTAGATGAATTAGATACCTTGTCACGAGCCGAAGAAATGATAACTGAGGCTTTACCAAGAGCACAGATATGGAAACAGATGGTAGATTCTAAACGGGTATCTATGCTTAATGGCTCTTTCATAGACTATGAGACTATAACAAGATCGGCTAGAGAAGCATACATTGATAGACTTGTTAATTTGCCAAAGAGTGCAGGTGTAATAGCCAAAAAGAAAGGTATAAGTCTAAGTAAAACTATCAGAACATATAAGAAAACCGGTATTACTAAAACGTATCTACATGGCACTAAAGAACTACGAACTGCTATAAAGGCTGATATAATTAAGGCTATTGAAGCTGTGTCAGATGGTAGAGTGGTTAACTATTCTTTAGAGAAATTAACCGATGATGAATTTTTGGCATTATTTGATTATATCAATGTTTATACATCTGCACCGGAATCATTCCATAAATGGGCAGGGTTTCTAACTAAAGAATGGTATAAACATCCTAATCCCCCTTTACCACAAATCTTTGCACCATTCAGATATTGGATGCACAGAAAAGGTTTACGGCAAATACCTGATGTTGTCGAACATGCTGATATGATGCAGACAAGAGAAGCTTTGCGGTTTAAAGATGAATGGGATGAAGTTATTGATGGGTGGAAAAAAGTATTCAAGCGCAAGCCAGAAGAAAAAGATTTTAAGCGGCTATTTGATTTAGCAGAAAACCAACAAGCGGCGTATGATGATGTAGTTAAGAGTTTTACACCATCCCAATTAACCGCTGATAGAGTTGTAGCTGACCAATGGATTAGTCTTAGAGATTATTATGGTAGTAAGTTTAAAGCCCAAGGTAAATTCTCTGATGCTATCCCAGAGATAGAAGATTATGTAACATGGTTTACCAAAAAAGTAGAAGATATACCAATAAGTGAAGAATTTAGATTAAATAGGTTTGTTGAAACATTGAATAGGCGTAGGCCAAAAGCTATGGATAAAATTACTGTACCTATTCTAAAGAAGCGTGTAAGACATATAGCACCTGAACTTAAGAATTTAGAAAGTGCTTATGTAGATTATCTTAACTATGCCGCATGGAATTCTAATATGGAACCGGCATTAAGAAAAGCCAAAACTCTTGCGTCATTAACTGGTGATAAAATAGTTATAGATAAAACAACTAATTGGATTAACTATGCTATTAGAGGTTTGCCAACCAAATATGAAACATGGACAGACTATCATATATCAAACCGGCTTATGGACGCCGTAGAAACTGGCACTAAATGGTTACCAGAAAGAATGAGAATCAAAGCACAAGTTAGGTCTACTAAACAGTTGCTAACAGCATGGCGACGTGCTACATATTCTGGTGCTATGATAAATCCAACGCCAATGGCCAATAATATACTACAGAATATAATGAATATTGCACCAACAAATGTTAATTCATGGGGACATGGTGTAAAGTCTATGTTTACAGAGGGCGGGCAAGAGTTAGCAGAAAAGCATAATACCTTATTGTTGCAGAGGATGCCATTGGAAGGCTTTACTGTTACAGATTTAACTAAAGTTGAGAAGTGGGGTACTGCTGGCTTTAGACTTGCAGATAGGTGGAATGTAACAGTTGGCTTTAATGGAGCCGCCTATCATTTTGTTAAACGTGGCGGTGATACTAACCTTAAAATACTACGCCGTTTCGCAGACATAAGTAGTTGGCGTGATACTGATAATGTAATGAAGGCTATTTCTGATGCGATGAGTGCCGGATTATTTAAGGCTGAAAAACAGTGGGCTAATGATTTAATTAGAACTACACAGTATATATATAAACCATTTGGATTACCGCCATATATGTTTGGACAAATAGGCAGGTCTATGGGTCAATTTACCACATGGCCATCAAATTATTTTTATTCTTATTTACCACAAATGGTTGAAATGACCGTGACTGGAAAAGCGCCATGGGGTACACTTACTGGAATGGAGAGACATGCCTTGTTAAGACATTTCTTATGGGCAGAAACTATTGTTACAGCCGGTGGTATAATGGGCTTTGATATGAAGAAACAAAAGACACCGGGGCCACATCTATTTGGAGATAAATTTACTTTAGTCTCTGGTGCAATGCCGATGGGGGCACCACCACTTCCTACATTTCTTGAAGGATTAACCAGAGGAATTTTGTTTGGCATATTAGGTGGTAGTGATAGAGAAAAACAAATAGGATGGTCAAAAATCAAGTCAGGAACAACTTTTGCACCACCAATACTGGCTGGAAAATTATGGAAAGTAGGAACAGGAGAGAAACCAGCTAGAACCATTCTGCTGCCTGTATTAGAAGAAGATTCTAGCTGGGATTATAAACCTAGGCGTCCTTCACGACCGAGGCGTTAATATAATTCCCGAATTCAAGCACTCGACACAACCAACGCCTTTACACTTTGGGCACTCTATTATTACCATATTAGATGATTCCCTAAGTTGTTTAACCCATTGTTTTGTCCGTTTAATAAGTTGTTCTTTGCTATTCAATTTATTTTCCACCATTTTTTGTTAATAGCTGGCCAATATCTAATATCTTTCAATGGCCTAAAATTAGGGTCTCGTTTTGCTAAATCTTTTGGATAATGTTTAACTAGAATATCCCTGGCTCTTGCATCTGTATAACCTAGTGCCCTTAATAACTTGTAAGCCACACTGACAGACCTATTTCTACCAGCCGCACAATGAATAAGTAAATGATTTTTACCATCATTCATTGGATGTAGAACCCAACAACCAAACGTAGTACAGGTATCCCAAAATTCTGAACCTTTTGGTTGTCCATCGTCTGGTGTATAAAAATGCAAAACTATTATCTCATTGTTAGGTATAAACCTTATATCACAATCTCTAGTCAAACTAATGATATGAGTTATACCCATATTTAGAACATCGTTCATTGTAGGTTGCTCGTTAATAGCACCACCAACATATATATTTTCTTCTGTTCTTAACCTTTGTATTCTTGGCATTAGCTTACTCCTATTAACTTAAATCTAGCAACATTTAACCCTTCGATATATAAATACCCATTCATACTAGGATATATATCATCCCAGAAATGCTTGTATTTGAATGTATAATTACCGGGGTCGTTTTCTATCACCTCAAATTTCCCCCAAACAAAACGACCCCACAGCACATTAAAGCCGTATGTCTTGTCATCCACCCCTTTGTATATCACTTTATAATTTACAAACCAGAACCACCACCAGCCACGCATCTTAACTTTCCATTTACCTAGAATTTTCTCCATCTAACTCACCTTTCATTTCATTATATGCTCGCATCTTCTCGGTGCAATTATCTATTGCAATCTTTAACTTATCTATTTCTGCCAAGTAAGATTTTACCTCGGTCTCTTTAACTTTGACAACCAAATGCAAAATTAAATTTTCTTTTGCTATACCCCTGGTTATTAAACACATAACTATTATAAACAGTATTATAAACCCTACCATAATGTATACAGTTAACGCCATTTTACTTACCTCACTTTCTTAATTGTTTTGTAAAAGTTTCTAACGAATAAAAATATACTTCACCAAATTTAGAATCAATCGCATACACTCCTTTTTGTAAACACAATTCTAATTCTTTTACCCATAATTCGTTTGTGATATTTGGCCACCAATCGTATGTATCTGGTGGTTCATTTAACATTACATACAGCGGTGTTCCAACGTAGATAGTACGGCAATCAAGATAACTTACAGAAATTGCCGGGTGTGAAAAACCATCTTCATAAAAACTATTATCACAGTGTATGTCAAGACTAGTTAACCATTCTAAATTAAAACCAATCTTTGTTCTACTGCGAGTAGATTTGTGGTCAAACCTAATCAAAATATCACCAACACTGGCTAACACATCCCCTTTGTTCTTTCTTCTTGAACCATAATATTCTATAATAGTCCAGCCATATTTTTTTAGGTGCCTAATTAATCTATACTCTTGTGCCTGTGAATATCTACTCATTACAATACCCCCTTTGGTATTATCATATCGCCTACCAGCATAATTTTGCTGGCCAATACTGTGCCCTTTGGTAAGTTAGCCAGATACGTATATTTAAAACTCCATTCCCTCTTTATAGTTTCACATATACTTAATACATATACACACGGTATTATATAGTGGCTTGAAGAACAACTACATCCAAAATCATTATAATAGTAAAATTCTTTAGCCGACAAATATGAGTCAAAGCAAAACAACGGGTAGTTTACAGATGGAGCCTCAGTCCATTTATAATGATAATATTTTTGGTCAAAGATATATTCACCTGTTCGTGTGATTATATCCTTTACGACACAACTATAGTGTTGAAAGTTTTTATACTTTGTTACCTTATAACCAAGTTTATAATTTTCCGGCAAATTTATATTTGAATATAGCTGGTGATGTAACATTATTCATACCTCCTAAAATGGTACCGCATCAGGATTGTCCTTATTATATTGCCTTCTGTATGCTATCTGCCTATCATATTCAATCACCCCCATAGATAGTTGTTCTGTTAATTGGTCTACTTTCTTAAAGGAAGTTCTAAAATTCCTAAATTTTGTATCTTTTCTAGCCTTAACAAATTCTCCTTCTTTTGGCCAATCAGATTCACCAAATGTAACGCTTAGCCATACCAAATATTCTACATCAGTATACTTATCCTTAATTGTATTATACCGGTTAATATATTTTCTCAGTTCATCAGCTAGTTGTAAAGCGACTAGGTTCATTTGGCCATTATTTCCATCCATTTCAGAACCTCCATAAATAAATCAACCCCATCCAATGGTTTTATACCGGTTTTTCCTGCTATCATTTCAGCATGTTTATGACAATCTTTGTCTAACATCCGATAAATGATACATAATTCACATATATCGCTGTTATAACCATGTTTTTGTTTCATATACGACGCATTATTGCACAATGGAAAAAGCATACTTTTCTTTAACATCATCTCACCAAATTTTATACTTTGTTCATCGGTCTTAATTAACTTAAATATTTCCATAGTATACAATAATGCTTGATATGGATCGGTTATATACTTAAGTGGTTGTTTTAGCTTAGACGCACGGCCAAAATGTCGTGTCGTAAAGAACTTTCTAAAATTCATTTTTTTTTATTCCTAAATTTAAAGGACTACCCAACCAAAAGTTCTGGGATCGTTTCTGCCTTCAATTCATCATAATTGCATTTGATGCCTGAAATCTTGGCGTCGTTAGTGCCGTCATCATACCAGTCAACGCCTTTGTAATATTTACATCTGTTACCTGACTCAATGCAATCACATATATCCTGTATACATTTGTTTTTAGGACACTCGATGGCTATAATAGCATCCAAAATCTTCATCTTCGTTCACGCTCCTTTCTTTTCAATCTTTTTTCGCTTATGTCGCATTTTAGATATAATCCCCCATGCCGTCGCAATGCCGAAAAACCCCGCAATAGCAGCCGACAGAATTCTCAATATCATTATAACCACCCCATCAATATAAAAAATAGCCCGGTAACACCTATACCAAATAAATACCCTTGTATATCTTTCCAAGCCATATCATGGATATGCAAGTGTTCACGAACCTCATAAAAAACAAAACCTACAGCAAACATGATACTCAATGACGCAGACCGGGAATGGATTATTACATTGACAATCCCAACCGGGAAATGTAATAAAAACCTTGGCCAATCATGTATGAACCACAATTTCCTTCTCATTTTTACTCATTCTCCCCCTTTCCAAATATCTTTCGCAATGGCAAGACTCCCACTGCGAAAGGTAGTGTTCTTCACTCGGTTTGTAAATAAGAAATCCGGTTCACCTAATTCTCCTTTCAATATATCCATATAACCCGTCCGATCTTGTGGCCGTCCCCCGCATGAATAAAATTTTCCCCTATCCCGATACGAATAAAACCTGCCTTAAGTAATGCAGTAATAATTTTATACCGAGAACGAGAATCTGTGCAGGCAATATCAGCCGCCAAACCGAATAAATGTTCACTATTCTCTGAACCACTGACTTCTTTGTTATGTTCGACACAACGATAACCAGATGTAATTACGAAAGGTATGTCTGCAATATCTCTGGCTTTTTGTAATTTACCAACAAAAACTCTTTGCATCTTTACTTTACCACAACAAGGGCACTTGAATTCTTCTTCGTTAAAGTTTACAGATAACCTCATCTTTGATTATTCTCCTTTCTAAAATTCATCTTTTTCATCACCTAAAACTTCTGTGGCAGTTTTCAATGACGGCAGATTATCTGCCGGTAACAATGTTTCAATAAAACTTACACCAATAGGTGTTTTTCTATAAGCCGATGTAGCTGTAGACTCCAATAATTTCTTACCAGCTAACCAACTTAAACTTTCACGAACATCTTTATCATCCATAGTATTCAATGTCGCTGATATTTCTTTTGCCTTTATATAAACAGACAACATCAATGCGCTACCTATACGTTCCCAATCATACGGGTATCTATTCTTAAACTGTGTTACTATTTCAGCCATTTGTTCTGGTGTATAAGCATATTTGGCATAAGCAACAGAATAACCAAAATAATTCATAGCTTCATCACTATATACCTCATTCAAGAAATCATAAGTATATTTAACAGCTTCATCGGTAACAATAAGTTTATCACCATCTCTGCTATCCATACGAGCCGCCGCCGCTATACTAAATTTTGCTAACTTGAAACGAAAATCACCTGGCTCAATTAGTGGTACAGCAGGTATATATTCTTGGCACATACTATTGGATAAAGCTAGTATGGTTTGCTCAACAGATTTTTCAATAATAATATCATCCGGTTTCAAATTCCATACCCATAGCAAATGATTATGGCATACTTCACCAGAGTATATATCATTATAGACTTTTAGTTCATCTATATCGGCATTTATTATACTATCATCTACCTGTCCGCTGGCTACTCCAACAGCGGCAGTGAACCGCCTAACGTCCTGTCTTTGTCTTATCAAATCATTAATCGCCATAACAGGAAAACCATAACTTTTCATAGTTTTACGACCAACTGCATTAGTTATCCATATCATTCTGGTTTGGGCATTAGCTTGACCAAATACCGTTTGTGTTACTACAACTTTACCACTTGAACGTACATCGGTCAACTCACTAAAATTACCTGATTTAATTAAAGAGTCTAATTCATCAACGGCTACTAACCTTCCATTATATCTAGGAATAACACCCCATACTATATAAGGTTGTTCTTTCCCTGTCATTGGTATAGTGTATGTTAATCCAGTTCTCTTGGCTGATTCACCAGACACCTTTATCCCTAAATTATACAACTCCATTAAAGATTCTACAATTTTGCTTTTGCCCTGACCAGTGTCACCTATTATTAATAAATCTATCCATCCGTTAACAAGTTCCCTTTGAAACCAAAACTTGTTGACAGAATGAAATGCAAGATCAACCATTTTAATTAGTAATGACCTACCCCATACTCTAATATGATTATAGGCAAATGTGTCAACAATATGGTTATGCTTTATAGCATAAGTTTGACCATCCACTGGTCTAAATATTTTCGATTGTTCTTTCATCTCGTCGGTAAAAACAAAGCTGGATAGAGTATCTTTAAGTGGCTCTGCTTTATCTAATACTAACCGTTTTTTCATTGTCTTATCATTGATATGCAAATAGCCACTAAATGTATAGCTTGTATTAGGTAGTAATCCAAACCCTAAATAATATGCTTGTTGCCTTATATATCTATCTTCCCTCTCAAAACTATTTGTTACTAATGGCGCTAACATTATAGTCTCACAATTCTTTTGTGTAATCTTATATCGCCATGATGTACAAGACCTTTGACCTGGCAAATGTAACATAGATATAATTCTATTCTTGGTAGAAGCAACCGAAGGCTCAAGCCATGTTAATATATTCTTAGTCTTGGCTGTTAACTTTACAGTTATACCATCTTTACATTCATTCAATGGACACCCTTCGCATCTATTTATACCTGACTGATCACACCAAACTTCTATTTCATCCGGTACAGCTATAGTATCATCATTTCTGCCAATAGCCTCGGCATTTATGTATAACCTTTTACCTTGATTTTCTATGTCGAAGGCATTGAATAATGTTACTTCAACTTTTTGCTCTAATTTCTCTTGGCACTCTGGTGTACAAATATTTTCCAAACCAGGTATCTGTAGCATACCTCCACAACTAAAGCCGTACTGTTTACCAGAAAAAACTGTACCTGTTACATATCTAACTTGCTTTCTTAAACTACCTATATCAACTAAACCATCCCTTGTTAAAGTATGCGTGACCTCTGGTTTAATATTTTCAATCCAGCTATACAACAATGGTCGAGTTTCTTCTATAGAAAGGTTTTGTGATTTGAAATAGGCGGCTAATCTATACATAACCATATTAACTGTACCTAATTCAAACACACCGGCTTCTAATAAAGCCTTGACACACTCTGGCGGCTCGTCAAAATTTACTTCAACGGCTTCCCATGTTTCTGATATATTATATCTTTCTAATTGTTTTTCGGCAACATGGTATATATTAGATAAGTTCTCTAAAGACCTGTCTGGTAATACATAAGACGGTTCCTGCTCTACCTTAGCCGCCTCCTTTATCTGCTCTAATGTCAGGTTAAATAACTCCTCTGGCAGTAAAGGGGTTTTATATAAACCTGTATCACCATGTATAGTACCGGGAACACGCCACATTCTACGGTGGCTATATACAGTCTCATCTAGGGTATTAAGGTTTAATTCCTTTTTAATCTTACGGGCAACCTGTCTCCATACTTGTGAGACATTAACAGCAGGTTTTATTCCAAACATCTTTTCTGGTATAACTATATGGAAACCTTTTTTACCTGAAAAATGTATCTGTATAAATTTGCCAGCTACACCCTGATTTATCCACCATTCTACCATCTTTCTGGCGTCATTTAATGCACCTTCGCCATCAAAATCAGCATAGAATGGCGCAATAACTGGTTCATCATCGGCTTCTTCGGCTGATGAAAAGGTCTGGATTGTAGTAAAAATGTGTCTCGACTTGGCTTCCTTTGCCTTCTCTATCCAGACCTCTACCTGTGGCAATGTCATTCTGTCCCAGTGCTTTCTTCTTTTGCCCTCTTGAGTAACCCTTTGCACATCTTTGTAAAGCATAGACTTTACCCCTTCTTATAGCACTAAGGGAGCAGATAAAATCCCGGCGACAACTTTCTCGGCAGGTATGGTATTCATGAATTTCATTATACATATCGCCGTATTCGTTATCCCAGCATTTTCCGCACTCTCCATCTGTTACATAATCTAACAACCTGAGACAAAATTTAGGCGTTCGACTTTGCTTCGGTAACAAGAGGGTCGTTTTCTTCATCTTCTTCAACCTCCACTTCTTTTACTATAGAAACAGCACTATTTGTGAAGAGGTCATCATAATATTTCGTATGGTGCAATTCTTCAAACCGTGCTTTGAGCATATTCAAATTTCCTATAGTCTTAAATTCTTTCACCAAAAAATCTGATAGAATTTGGTTTAAGGCTTCTCTCTCTGACATGCCTACTAATGGTGCATAGTTTTTCAATAAGTATCTAACCTGTTTAGGAATTGCGTGACTCATATTTTCAATTACAACATCTTTTCTCATTCTTGAATTTTTAGCCAATTTTATTTTCTCCTTTTACCTCTACTAAAATATTGTCAACTGATGACCAACATTAACTAACATTTTATTCTTCCATAACACTTCGGTTCGTTTATAATCTTTCTTCAATGCACCTGCACCATGGACTACAGATGCTTGACATACGGTATCTATTTCAGTAACTTCCCAACCTTCATGCTCTTCAAAAAAGTTATCGTATGTAGCATTATGGTAACCACTCAACAGCACATACCCTTTAAGATTATGTAATACTTCTAGTAATTCTTTATGTTCACCCCGTGACATTTCTATTCTATAACCAGACTTCACTTCTTTGCCACGCTTAGTATTAGTTCTTTCTCTACTTTCATGTATATAAGGCGGGTCTGCATATATAAAAGTGTACGGTGTATCATACTTCTGTAAACATTTAACGGCGGGACTATGCTCTATTTGTATACTTCTTAGCCGTTCTACACATTGTGGCAATCTGGCAACAGCAGACAGCCAATTTCTAACAGCATCAGTTGTTCTACCGTGACTCCAACCACCTTTCAAATCTCCAGACATAGATTGCCTAGAACGTATAAAAAATTCTACCGCCCATCGCATTTTCTTATCTATTATCTCATGAGTAGGCCATAATTTTAATATCTCTTTAGCATCCATATATTCTTCTCTGCTATATGGTAGCAGATTAACCAGTTTAATAAATTTATCACCATCATCTCGAAGTACTCTATAAAAGTTTACGATTAAACTATCCCAATCATTTAGAATTTCTAACTTGGTAGGTGGCAACGCAAAGAACATTGATGCACCGCCAGCAAATGGCTCTAAATATATATCATACAATTCCTTCGGCGGAATATGCTCTAACAATTTGCCGGTTAAATGACCTTTCCCACCAAACCACCTCAACGGGCTATTCATTGGATTACCCCTAGTTTAATTTGTTTTTTTTCTCTTGATATTATAATCTTCATATCAAATCCTATGTGTCTAGAATAGCTGTGGGACGTAAAAAATGTAGAATATGACTACTTCTATACACTCAAATTTTCAACGTCCCACAGACGCTCTTGTTATTGACAGTCCGCAGAATGTTTTTTGACATCCTGCGGAGTCATAGTACCTGACATAGATTCGCTAGGTTTAGTAGGTATAACATACACTCTATATTGAACCGTGTGGTTATACTCTTTCAATATGGCTATAGCTGCATATATCTCTACATACAACCCTTTCAATGTTGCCTTCTCACATTTAGACAACGTGGGTTTTCCTTTAGTTTTTTCTAACCTCCTTTCTATATCTTCTTGCATTAAAGACAACCAATTGCTAAAGTCAGCCACTTTTACAAGCTGATGTTTAATCATTTCCTCTTTCGGGCAATCAATTCCTATGTCATGTCCGTCCATGTTTGCTTCACTCCTTACTAAAAGTTATCAGCCTCTTCGGCTTCCTTATCATCAAATTCGACTTCTTTCTCTAACGACAGGTTAAGAAATTCAGCACGAAGTGCCTTAGCATACATTACATCTTGACCCTGGTATAAAACTATCTTTGCTAAAGGTGCTAACATTTCACTGGTCACCGGGTCACCAGCAGTAAATTTGCAAATACAGTAATCAAAATTACCAGTCTGTTCGATCAAAGAGAAGTTGGTGACCACCATAGAATAATGACCATTTACTAGACCAGCCCTATAGTTGCGCCAACTTTTTAGCGATGTAGCTGTAATGGCCATCACAGCGGCAGAATTCGTTTCCGGGCTATAAAGAAGGAAACGCTGTCCAAGCCTACATTGCTGGCCACGACCTCCTTTGATGTCGCTACCCCATTGGCCCCAAGGACACTGTTTGCAGATGTTGCCATTCTGTATTATAGGGCCAACTATCTCTTTCACAGCAGCGGCGGCATCATTTTTTAATGCTTTAGTTAATTCACCAATACCTTCTTTAAACTCTACTCCCCTACTACCGCATACCGGAAGTGGATCAAAGTAATTCTTGACGGCTTTTTCTTTCTGAGCATTACTGCCGAAAGGCCATAAAGCCCTAAACTTTTCTATGCCAAGAATAATTGCGTCAAATTCGGTACCATTACCAAATCCGACTGACTGAAATATAGCCGCCTGGTGCTTTATCTTTATGGCCAGCAACCCGGTTTCGGGTTCTTCATCGGCAGCCTGGTTTAACATATCCTGAACACTTTGTATTTTTGCTGGCAAATTTTCACTCATTATCTTTACCTCCAAATTCTAACCGCAACTTCTCCATTACGGTCATAGCTGTTGCCCCAAATTCATTGGTCTTGTCACCTTTGTATACTCTTAAAGACCGTACCATCGAAAAGCCAAGACCGGGTGGCAATACCGCCTCATTTCCATGAGCCTTAACTAAATTACGAACCACATCATCTCGTTCCTTTTTAACTATAACCTCCTTAAGAAACTTTTCAGCCAGATTGTTATCAAAAATCCATTGCTTAAATAAGGTTTCATCTTCTACTTTGGAATAGATGGTCTTTACCATGCTAATTCTCTGACTATTATCAGAACAGTTAGCGGTTTGAGTACCTTCGTTATCAAAGGTCTCGGTTATATTTATAGCAAGAGTTTTCAATTCTTTTTTAACCTCCTCTAACTCTCGCTCTATCACCTTTTTACGGTTATAAACCAGTATGTATTCATCCGCCATCTGAGCATTTGTCATAATTTGTAGGAAGAACCTTAAATTCCAAATTTTCATCTATAGACTCCCTACATACTAACGGGATTATGGTACTATCTCCTTTCTGGTTAAACCCCGTTATTCTACTTTCTGCTTGGTCATTAGGTTCAAGATAATACATTCTATCATAAAAGATAGCAAACTGCGCCGGATTCAAATCATTTCCGGCGGCTACTGACGGGTTCATCAACATTATTTTAGTATTATCTGTAAACCTAAACTTGTCAACCAATCGAGTTCTATCTTCTGGTTTTACGCTACCATGGACTGATACTATACCATGTTTTTCATATCTGGCGGCTAACATTGCTAACACAGCCTTAAACCGACTATAGATAACAACCTTTTTAATGTTATCTAAATAGTCTAACAAAAATTGGTCTATCCATTTGGTTTTTGGGTTACTATCTAACCAATGAGCATACCCATGCTGATCATAAAGGAAACCACCTGCCACTTGTGTTAGCTTCTGTAACTTTGGCAAAAAACCGTTTATTTTAATACTAGTCCAGCCATCAGTAGTCATCAATTCCGCCCTTAGTAACTCTTGAATATCTTTATGTATCTTAACCTGCTGACTAGTCATATCCAACATCATTGGTGATAATTCTTTACCAAATGTTTGACCAACATCTTTTCTTAGTGCCCTGATACTAGCTCTGGCTATTCGACTATGTATTTCTTCTAAAGCGCCATGCCTGTAACCAGTCACAAATGAACCATGAGATCCACTAGATGTCCAGCAATAACTTCCGACAAAATCATCATAGTTTTTGCCGAGTAAATTAGGTACTATCATATTACATGGTCTTGCTACATCAATCGGCTTATTAGCAACAAAAGTACCAGTTAATCCAAAACAAAACTTGGGTGGATTAGTACCATATATCATAGAACTAATAGCCTGTGTCTGTTTACTAGGATTTTTTACCCTTTGTACTTCATCAAGTATTAATCCATAGCTTTTGCCTTCAAGGGCTTTTCTAACATGCTCTATGTCAGCCCTTATACAACTATAGCCTGCAATCTTAAAGATCGTTGGACTGTTCCACAATTCTATCTTTTTGGCTTTATTGCCTTCTACCACCGTTGACAAAAGTTCAACTTGCCGATTTGTAAATTTACTAAGTTCATGTAACCAATTAAATTTAATAGAATTCGGACAAGCCACAATAATAGTATCTACCCCATCTTCTTTATTCTCAAGTTGCTTTAGAAAACTAGCATAAGCATAAATGATAGTTGGTGGGGTTTTGCCTGTTCGCATTTCTCCGAGGTTAAATCCATACCCTAATACAATATAAAGGGCAAGGGCTTGTAGTTGATGATTTTCTAACTTTGGTTCAAAATCATTTGGCTCTAAATCCCAATCCCTGATAACCGCATTGATTACAACCATATCCTGTTCTTTAATACATTTAATGGAATGTAGTTTATCCTTAGACTCCAACAACCATTGTCTAAGTTCAGGGTCATTCTCAATTTTTCGCATTATTGGTGCAACTAATTCCTTATTGTCAGATAAGAATAGTTTTGACACCAATAATGGAGACATTTGGTACGTAAAGTTACGGTATAACACATCGTCAACCTCTTTATATGGATTTCTATATTGGTATCGGTAAGTAAAACCTGCTTCTCGCATTTTGTAGTCTGGGTGCTGTTGGTATACAGCTACTACCAAATTGCTTTGTCGTGGGTTTACTTGTACCTTTGCTACCTTAATGACTTCCATAATTTTATCCTTTACTTTTGTGACAGGGCATGTTTGCTCTGCGTCTATCTTGCTCTGCGACTATCAATTTATACTGTGCAATCAATAATTTGGTCTGTTCTTCAACCCATTCTTCAAAGTCTAAATGGGCATCATTAAAACCCTTCAACATCATACCACCCTCTTTTTCTGCCTCCTTTCTGTTCTTGTCGGTAAAAGATTGCGCTTTATCATATAAAACACCATTGCCATTTTCTAATGCAATGTGCCGTCCCTTCATATTCTGGAATTCTATTATTCTAGCACGGTGATATGTAACCGAATCTTCATGCTTGCTAGTCACAACTTTAGATAATAATGATACCTCCAATGATATTTGGTCTAATTTAACTTCCATATTCTGTACCATTGCAAACAAGTTATCAAATGCTGTACCTAACTGGTTTAATTTATCATCTTCACCTAGCAAAATTGGTTTTTCCATTATACTTCCCCCTAAATTTGTTTTAGTTGTTTCGCAACCCATCTGCCTAAATTAGCAGGCAATGGTTTCCCTTCGTTGAAACACTGTACCAATAAATATAGTTGCCGTCTCATGTAACGTATTTGCCTATTTCTATTGGCTAACTTTTGCGACAGAGCATGTTTGCTCTGCGTCTGTGACAGAATCTGTTTATCAGTCATTGGTTTAACTCCCACCGCTGTTGATGGCGGTTGTAGCTGCCTACTACAACCGCCATTCGGCTATTCATTGCCTCTCTTGGTGTTTTTAATAGAATATGGCGATGGGTACGTCTATAGCTTAAAGACTATAGAATGTTACTCGGCGATACCCGTCACACCATGACTAACTCCTTTCTCCTGCATACTTAACAGGTGTTATCGCTCGGAGGTACGAGCGGTTTCAACAATCTATTTTTTCCCACTTATACTTTTCTTTGGCATCTTTCAAGAGGGCAGTTATATACGGTTTATCGGCACCTTTGACAAACTTTATTTCAATCGTACCCCACAGCTTAGAATCTTTGGTTGAGCCATACTGTAATTCTATGCTAATATCCTCATTGGCACTTATAGTCTTAACCGTTTTATGAGTATCAGACTTGATTTTCATGTAAAGCCTTGACATTCAATTCACCTCCCCAAAATCTATACCATCTTCTTCTGTCCAGCCACAACCACATATCCGCTTATGTAATTGCACCATGAATGGATAATACTTCCACTTAGCTTTATTATATTTCCGCCTGACTTCATCATACTCCCGCTCGGCTTTATTATACTTCTGCCTGCTTTCATCATACTTCTGCCTGCTTTCATCATATTTCTGCCTGCTTTCATTATACTCCCGCCGGGCTTCACTATAATTCCGCCCGGCTTTATAATACTTCTGACGGGCTTTATAATACTTCTGCCCAGCTTCATCATACTTCCGTCCAACTTCATCATACTTCCGCCCAACTTCATCATGCTTTCGCACAACTTCATCATGTTTCTGCCCGACTTCCAGCAACTCTTCTGGCAAAAGTTTTTCATCTATAAACCGAAATAATTCTAGTCTTATAGATATTTCATTCTCCGGTTTATTTTGTTTAATATATTCCACCCTTTCGTCATAATCCCAACACCATTCATATAATTCATCATGATGTACATGAAAGGCAAAACCGCTTTCCATCACACATACCTCCCTGATTTTATTTGGTCTATTTTGTCAAGCAATAACCACTGTTGATGCTTAATAGCCAATTTATGGAAAACCTCAAATGCTTCTTTAGCTTCTCTAAAGGCTTCCCGTGCATCTTTACTGCATTTATTAAAGGCTTTAATATCTTTTTGCCAAATTGCCCTAGCCTGCATTTGGTCATTATTAGCAGACAGGTAAGCGGCATAACTTATTGCCATTTTATTAGCAAGTTTAGCCTTTTGTTTAATAAGGTTATTATATACTTTATTTGCCTTTATGTAACACGCTGACGCATTGACTATTTCAACCGGTAACTCTGTCGGGTTAACCGGTTCATACTGGTCATTACTAGAATGACCATATATACTCTTGTGGTCAATATTCCAACGTAAGCATAGATGCTGATGTTCTGTCATTACTTAACCTCCTTTAGTAACTTCCAGTCTACCCCTTCGTTACTCAGTTTATATTGGTGGATAAAGGATAAACAACGGGTTGGATCAATAAACGACAATTTAGGTATCAGATAATTCTGTGACCCCTTAACATAGTCATCGCTTGCCAGACAATACAACTTGTGTTTACAGTTTTTGCAATCCATTTATCATACCTCCGATGAATATTGTTTGGTTGTGACGTGCCTCTTTTTTGCACCAATGCTCAAAATCAAGCGCCTCGATAAAGGTCACCGGTACCCATTTGTTGCGGAGATGCTGTTCCATACCTACTGCATACATATAGCAAAATACTTCACAGAAATACTTTACAGGGCTATGGTACAACCCATTAGGCACGTCAAATTGTTGCAATACAGAGTAAGCCTCAAAGGCATTGGCTACTTCACAATACCAACGAGGACTCGTCTCTGTAACTTGAATATAAACCCTATAGTCCACTTAGTATACCTCCAAATAGCAGTTATTGAGCAGTTATGACAGAGCATGTTTGCTCTGCGTCTATTACTTTTTTGTATGACCTAACAGATAATTTGGTTATAGTCTAATCTACCACCATTTTAGTTTACCTCCCTTCTAAACTTCGTCCACCTAGTATTTCGTGGTTAAATATCTATTATCTAATTAATATCTATCTGTTACGTCAGAGCATTCCTGCTCTGCGACAAAGTGTGCCGCTGTTTAATTACAGGTTGTCAATATAACCATTTTTTTATAATTGCTTAGCTGAAATAGAAATAGCGCAACGAGTATAAATAGTTTACAACTCGTTGCGCTATAGAATAATCGCTCAAAACTGATAGTACTGTGTGCTAGACTCTACTTGCTTTCTGCGGCAGCAGAGCTATTTTACTCTGCTGCAGTTATCTTACTCTCCCTCTCCTTCGCTTCCTTCGCTATCCTGTATAGCTGTTCACTTTCAGGAAGTCCAGCCTCAATACGCTCAATATGCTGCTTCATATTAATTTTACCAGGAATTAAATTCCCAGCCGGATCTGTGTGACTTGCAATAGCTTTCTTCAACTTCTCATCCGCTATCGATAAAGCATACTCAGTGTTGTTGGCAAAACCCGGAACCGATACCCGCTTTCCATTCCCATTCGTTCTTTTGACAGACCTTGCGCTTCCAAAACGAATGTCAAATTTCCAGTCCGGCGTTTCATCGTCTGGACTATGCTTTGTATAAATAGCATTAACAGATGCGCTTTTCTCTTTGCTGACAAGCTTAGTATCCACACCGTCAAGAAAATGCTCTGCTCTGGACTCTAGCATAATATCTTGTATGCTGGACTGTAATGCCGGATCATAATACTGACACTGACCGCTGATGACTTGACGATCATCCGCTGTGAGTATATGACTGTCCTTCCACTTTCTCTGAATAGCAGTTGAACAAGACTGCGCGATAAATGTCTCTGTAAAGCTGTAATAGTCTAGCAAAGTCTTTTCGTGTATTGTGTCCCCTATTAGTTTAACAGAGACATCTTTGCTAGTCCATTTAAGAGACTCAGTGTCCAGGGTAAAGGATAAAGCTAGCGACTCAACGCTGGATGGAAGTTTCAACAATTTAACTCCGCTCCTCCAGTTAACTGTGTTAGCTTTTATCCCAATTCTAAGCAGCGACCGCTTTTTCATACGTTCTGCCTCTGCTTTCGACTCTGCAATATCCTTTTTCTGAGCTTCTACTACTGCCTTCATTTCATCCGAAAGCTTAGACTCGTCAACCGAAGCAATAAGTAACTCTAACTCTTGTGCTGATAGTTTAGCCATTGTTGTATCTCCAAATAGTTTAGACTACCAGTCGTCTGCGATTATTCAGTTGTCAAAGAACAATGTGTTCGATTATTTTTATTATAGCACAGATAGAAAAATATGTCAAGAGTAAAAAATATGTACGTAAGTGTCAGATTTCTGACACTGTGTTGCATAAATGATACACTCTGATTTTCACAAATGTTATAAGAAAATTAAATATAATTATATCCAAAATATTGCGGTTAGTCAAGATGTAACAAAGTGATATATTATTGATAATTACTTCCAAAAGTATAGCGAACTGTCAAAATAAAAGTCATATTTTTATATCTGAGATATGCCAATAATCTTGTCTGACTGTGCGACGATAGTTTAGGAATGGTTGATATTAGCTGGTTTGTTAATCAAAAATTAACAAATGTTAAAATATCGTCAAACTGAGACGAAAAATACATATCCAGGATGAAATAGACAAATACAAGAAAGATATAATTACCATATTTATATTTATCGAAAATCCATGCAATTTCCTTTATTTTTCAATATTTCACTTTAGCTTTTTTTCACAAATGTTAACGGCTCTTTACACAGATTTTAGAAACATATCTAAAATATCTTTACTGGGTACTAAATGCAGGTGATGTAGTATACTATCTTCTGCTTTATAGGTTGCGCTTTAATCTCCACCAATTTGCGGAACGATAGTTTAATCTCCACTAGTTTTTGGAATGATAGTTTAGGATAGTTTAATTTGCCGATTGCTAATAGTCAGGTTTAGTTTTGACAAAAAGCGTCGAGACGGTTGCTGCTACGCTAAAATAGGATAAACTAACCGTCATGCTTCATATAAAATTTTTTTTTATTTTTCGCTCGCCAAGATAGGCGAGCTTTTCACTATAGGTTATTGACATTCCGCATTATAACAACAAAAGTGTTATAGAGTCGCATTACGACTGACTTTACAATTTTCCTTGACATTTCACACATTTTATGTTATAATAATGATATAGCATATTTTACATTTACGACTACGACACAACTCCCTTTTAGGGGCAGGGCTAATAACTCTGCCCCGTATATATAATGCCGAGAGAAAACAGATTAGAGGTTGAAAGTGAACAATCAAAGGCTGTCATACGAGAGCGGCAACTAGAAATAGTTAAGGCTCTTTATCCTGATGATTTAACTCCACAAGAAGTTGGTCAAGAGGCGCTCAAGCTATTGATGGCTGATTTCAAGGGTGCGCTTACTCCTCCTTTAGAGAATTCGGAGAAAGTTTTTTTAATAAGTTTAACAAAGAAATACACTGCAGATGCGCCTAAGGCTATTACTGTAGAGACTAGGACTAGTCCAGAGGAGATGTTATATGAGGCTTTGGCTAATGAAGAACGGTTAGTTAATGAAGCTGTAGAAAAAGCTGAAGAATTTGGTGAAGCGGCAGATGAAAAGGCTAAGTTGGTAGAAGAATTTGAAAACAAAAAAGAATAAATTTACTCGTGGCGAATTATCATTACGTCGGCGGGAAATAGTAGATAGGCAGAAATGGTATTGGTTTGATAAGATAGGATGGGAGCCACATCGTGGTCAAATGCCTATGCACTTATCAAAAGCTCGCAAACGTTTATCTTGTGCTGGTAGGCAGGGAGGAAAAACGGCATGGGCATCAGTTGAGGCATCTGCTTACATGATAGCTGGCCCGTTTAAAGTTTGGTTTGGAGGTCCCAGCTATGATTTAGTAAGCAGGGAGTGGGAAAATTTTGTTAAGTGTATTCAACATCCGGCAAATCCGCATCGCATCCTTTATCTCAATTCCAATAAGAACGCAGGAACATTATACTGTAGATTATCTAATGGTTCAATAGCTGAGGGTAAATCATTAGATATTGCGGCAAAGTCGCCTGCTATTGGAGAGGCAATTGATTTATTTGTTGGGTGTGAATTTGCTCAACAGAGGCACATAGGGGGTGATACTGGTATTTGGAATGGTCAGATTGAAGGAAACTTAATGACTAGGCGGGGTGATGTAATTATTCCAACTACTCCAAAGGGTAAAGACAAGTGGTTATATCCTTTATTTGAGTTAGGAATGTCAGGTGCTGACCCTGAAGTATTTTCACATCAGTGGCCATCGTGGGAAAATCCGGCATGGATGGAAGACCCTGTCGCTTTAAGGAGGAGGATGTCAAAGAGGGCATTTGACGAGCAAGTAAGAGGTTTATTTATTTCATGGAGTGGGGCTATATGGCTTGTTGATTGTATGTATGACCCGGATAAACATATTGAAGAGCCTATACCAAATATACCTAGTTGGTGGAATAGAATAGAAGTTATTGATCCTGGTTTTTCTGACTGGCTTTTTTGGATTGCGGCTGTTATTGATTCTAGTGGTGATATACATATAGTTGACGAGTTTCAGGCTAAGCAAATGAGGTGGGAGGATTTGGCTAAGGTAATCTATGAAAAACGAGTAAAGATGTATGGCAAAGACAATTTACCCTCGCACGTTCCAATTTATGTTGATCCTGAAAGTCCGAGGGCTAGAAGTGAGTTAGCAAACGCAGGTCTTAAGTTAAATCCTCCCATTTCATTGCAATGTATACCAGCAGTTAATGATGTATGGGCTGGTTTCTCTTCTGCCATGGGGTATTTTGGTGGAGACAAAGAGTTCATTTCCAAATCTTGTCCATTAGTAATAGAAGCGTTAGAAAATCATGAGTGGAGTGAAAGATATACTGCCAAAGGTAACAGGGTAGAATTAAGAGATGAATATAAACATGCTAGTGATGTAATGAGATATTTACAAATGGTGACTATACGGCCATCTATTCAACCTCAACGTATAAAACCAAAGTTCGGTATAGGGTATGATGATTTAATGGTTGGGGTAGACAGCAATGCGATGTCGCCTGGTATGCCAATGAGTCAATTTAATCGACTGCATAGGGTGGCTTAAGTGTTAAATTTATTAGGAAAACCTAAAAGACTTAGAGAATTATCTCAAAAAGATCAATTAGAATATTGGTCACATAAATTTGAGAACGCCAAACATTTCCGTGAGCCCATGGAAAACAAATGGAATAAATGGGCTAGGATGATTGATGATGAAATATGGGGCAATAATGATAGAATAGCGCAAGTCAACGAATTAAAATCAGTTATATTTACAATCCTACCGTTTATAATTTTAGAACCTCCAGTAATAGAAATCAGAGCATATAATATAAGAGATGTAGAATCAGCGGCTATATGGGAGCGAGTTGCTACATATATAGATCGTCAGTATGATTTATTTTCGGAGTTTATTTGGTGTGTCTATTCAGCTTTACTATATGGTAGTGGAATTGCCAAGTTGAGTTATTGGGATGATATACTGATTGAGCGACCCACTTGGGGTAGTGGTATATCTGAACCTTTCGGGATGAATCGAGCGGCATACGCCATTAATAATAATATTACTGAAATATATCCTGATGTCAGGGCGGAACGATGGGAGACACAACGGTATTTGATACAAACCAGTTTTTTACATATAGATGATATATTAGATAATCCGGGTTATAATAAGAAAGCTAAGAGTAAAGTTAAGCCTACTTATGCCGCCGAGAAGATGGATTTCAGTTTACCTCATGTTGAGCAAGAGAGTGAATATGTAAAGGTTTATGAGATACATGATTTTCGTAATGGCAAAGTTATGATTATGTCGGATAATAATGATACATGGCTTTATAATGATATTGAACCTTATGGAATAGTTCCTTATGAACATCTTGCATTTATAAACAGGCCTAAATCGGTATGGGGAGATTCGATAAGTCAAACTATAGAAGGTCATGTTAAAGCTATTAGTGAAAATTTACAGTTTATGAATGATGCTGTGGGTAAAGAGGGAATATTAAAAGTATTGTTGAAACTTGGGGAATGGCAGGAAACTGATATAGCCAAATTAAATACTAACAAAGATGAAATAATACCTATAATATCAGATAATCTTGAGAATTCTATAAAGGTAGTTGATTACAGTACTGCCAGAAAAGATTTTATATTTGAACAACACATGAATACTTTAAGGGAGATAATACGTTCGGTGACAGGCGTAACGCAGCAGGAACGTGGCGTACATGAAGCTGGTGTTGAAACTAAGTTTGAGGCTAGTATGCTTAAAACGGCATCTGATGTAAGAAATCAGATGCGTAAACGGATGTTTTCAAGGTTTGCTTCACGGACTATATCTAAACTTCTTTATCTTGTTTCAAGGGAATATCCTAGCGCAAAGATTGCACAGATGGCTGGTCTTGATGAATCATGGGGGTATAATATTCAAAGACCATTTGATGCTACTAAATTTGAAGTAGATTATGGTATGACAGCGGCAAATTCAAGAAGTGAACGGTTACAAAATTTAATGTTATTTAAGAGTTTAGTTGGGGATTATGCTAATCCGGTAATAATAGGAAAGATGGCTGCTGAGGCTATGAATTTTGATTTTGTTTCCGAGATGATGGTATTAGGTTCTATGAGTGGTGGCGGTGGAGGAATTCCTGCTGGAGCTGGCGGGGCCGCCGCCGGCGTACTTAATTCAAGGTTATCTCCTAATCAACCTCAACCTGCACAAGATATACCAATGGGGATGTAAAATGCCTGTATATAGTTATAGATGTAATAAATGTGGTACCAAAATAGATGATTATAGAGAAATGAAAGATCGGAATTGGTTGACATTATGTACTAGATGTAAAAAAGGTATTTTAGAAAGAGATATGTCAAATGAGCGACCTACCTTATTTGATGATATTGCACCTTATTTTGATTTCTCTATTGGTGAATATATAAGCGGACGTAGAGATAAGGCAACTAAATATAGAAATGCTGGTATGACTCCTATTGCTGGGCATCATGGTGGAGATACTGTTATTCCTGAGAAACGCCTATATGGGGATGAACAATACTATGATGAAGTTATTAAGGGCAAACCAAGAACTGATAAAGAAAAGATGATAGATGACCACCTAGAGATAGGAGTATAAAAATGACGGTCTTTATAAATTGGTTTGACAAACTATTGAGTATGATATTAGTAATGTTTTCTAGCCTTGCGACTACTTTTGTTTATGATGCAGACGGCGAACATAGTAATATCAGAGTTGCATATACTGATCCATGTGGCGGGGCATTTACTTTGTCAGCAGGTTCTAAAAATGGCCCGCATGGCTGGATAGATTTGAGAAAATGTGGAAAACCTTATGTTGACTGGGTATTAACTACTTATGTTAGTTCTGGTGTAAGGGATGTTGCAGTAAGTATCGATTATGGGCAAAGGCTCGGCAATGATATGATAATTACTATAACTCAGAAGCAACGAAGTACAGATGCGCCGCTTGATTATGGCCCTAAGCGTGGATATATGAGAATGATGTTAAATAGACAATATGGTTCTTATGCAAGAATTAGAGAGGTTCAGAATGATGGCGATTGTCTTGTTGCAATACAGTCGCTTTCGCCTTCTACTATGAAACCGATTAAATCTATAGGTACTATTGATAATAATGTAGAGGTGATATAATGAAAAGGTTAGCAGTTATTATAATACTTCTATTATGTGTAACATTTGGTGTAGACTCCCAAACTACATATAGAAAGAATTTTCCTGATAGAGGTATAGCCATTACGGGTTATGCCAACCTTAGAACTGCGGCTGTATTAACTACTTCTTATGTTAATACATCGGCAGTTAAATTTGACCAATATAAGGAACTTTGTTTACTATTTGATATAGTTCAAGGCGGGTTAACATCGTTTGAATATAAGATTTGGATTAGCAAAGATGGTAATAAGTGGTATCAGGAGGCTACTGAATCAGTTGCCTCTGGTGTTATTACTGATGCGCCATGTTATTATACTTGTGCTTTATCTAGTGATGTGGCATATTATAAAGTTATTCCATTTAATGGCAGGTGGATCAAGTTACAGGTTAAAGGTACTGGCATTGTAACAGGGTCAAGTTGTTCGGTACAATTGATGGGTTCTTATTAAATGCGAAAAATCTTATCCTTTATTATAATAGCAATATTATGTGTGTCTGTGTCTGCGGATAAGCCACAGAAGAAGTTTTTTGCCGAGGATCATATATTAGTAAAATTTAGGAAAACTGCTAATATTGCAAAGATTCATGGAAGAACTAAGGCTAAAAGTATTAAGATTAGAAGAGATATTCATCATGTTTCTATTCCTAGGGGTAAAAATGCACAGGTATTAGTGAATCAGTATAAAAATATGCCGGAAGTAGAATATGCCGAATTGGATTATTATGCTTATCCTGAGCATATACCGAATGATACTAATTTTAATATACAATGGGCATTATCTGGTTCTACTTATGACATAAAGGCTGATGATGCTTGGGATACCACAACTGGTGATGCGTCTATTATAATTGCAATACTTGATACTGGTATATTAACTACTCACGAAGATATAACTGGTAAGGTTGTAGCCAGTATTAATTATACTGATTCTACTTTGACTGATAGTGTAGGCCATGGAACTCACGTAGCAGGTATAACTGCCGCAAATACTAATAATGCCAAAGGAATTGCGGGGGTTGGGTATGATTGTAAACTTCTAAATGTTAAAGTTATAAATAATGATGGTTTTGGTACATATTCTTGGATTTCTGATGGAATAAAATATGCCGCAGATTATGGTGCTCATGTTATAAATTTGAGTCTTTCTGGCAAATATTATTCGTATACCATGGAACAAGCGGTTAATTATGCTTGGAATAAAGGTTGTGTTATTGTAGCCGCCGCAGGAAATCAAGCTACTTCTAACAAAAGGTATCCAGCCGCTTTTGCTAATTGTATGTCTGTTGGTGCTGTCGATAGCGATGGAGATATTTGTAGTTGGTCAAATTATGGTACTTATGTAGATGTATTGGCCCCCGGAGATACTATTCTTTCTACAATAAAGAGTGGTAGTTATAGCACTAAGAGCGGTACATCCATGGCGTGCCCGCATGTTTCAGGATTAGCCGGTCTCTTATATTCTATGTCTTATGGTACAAATGAGAGTATAAGAGATAGAATACAAGATACTTCTGACGGGTATGTTTTTAGTGATTATGGCAGGATAGATGCAGATGCGGCAGTTGCTGGCGCCGTACCAACTTTAAGTTCTATAGTGGTTACGCCAGATGGATATTCGATGCCGGCTACTAATACTCAACAGTATACCGCTACTGGTACATATTCTGATAGTTCGACTATGGATATTACTGGTAGTGTTACATGGGCTAGTGCTACTCCTGCTGTTGCTACTATTACTGCTGCTGGTTTGGCAACTGGCATTAGTGCTGGCGACTCTATTATATCTGCTACATTAGGTGCGGTTAGTGATAATACAACTTTGACAATTACAGCGGCTACATTAAGTTCTATAGCTGTTACTCCTGCCGGGTCGACTATTGAGATTGGTTCACAGTTGCAATATACGGCAACTGGCACATATTCAGATGCTAGTACATCTGATATAACTACCGAAGTTGCGTGGACATCTTCTAATGCTGGTGTTAGTATTGATGCTAATGGATTGGCTACTAGTTTAGATAGTTGTAGTACTATAATTACTGCAACATTGGGCGCTAAAAGTGGCAATACGACTTTGACTGTTACTGAGTCGGCGCTGATTTCTATTTCAGTTATACCTAGTTCTATTTCAATAGGTGTTACTAATACTAAGCAATTTGTTGCTAAAGGTACATATTCAGATAATAGTAAGGTTATTATAACAGATATAGTTGACTGGTTAAGTTCTTCTACTGGCGTGGCAACAATAAATTCCTCTGGCGTTGCTACCGGGGTGGGTGCAGGCAGTACAATAATCTCTGCTAAGTTAGGCGAAGTAACCGGGTATGCCACATTAACAGTATCTGCTTCCGCACCCACTCTTTCCTCAATATCTGTAACTCCGGCTAGTTATACAATATCTATTGGTGCTATTAGAAGCTATACATCTATAGCCAATTACTCAGATTCTAGTACATTAGATGTTACGGCTAACGCAGTATGGGCTACTTCTAATGCTCTTGTAGCTTCTATATCTGGGCATTTGGCAACTGGAGTTGCGGATGGCACGGCATATATAACAGCTACTTATGGTGGCAAAACAAGTAATAATGCTTTATTAAGGGTATCAACTAGGTCTATCACTGAAACAGGTTCACAATCTGCATATCGTTATCAGTTTTCTAAAATTGGTTATCCAATTACAGGTTATACGAATCTTAGGGCTGCTGCTACATTATCAAATCTTTATGTTGATACAGATATTATAAAATTTGACGAATATAAAAGTATTGGTATATTATTTGATATAACGGCAGGTGGTTTAACTTCTGTGGATTATATAATTTGGACATCGTTGGATGGTTATAATTGGTTTCAAGAAGCTGGTGAAGATATTGAATCTGGGGTTATAATAGATATGCCGAGATTCAATTCATTACCTTGTTATTTAGATGCAGAATATTATCCGCAAACCGGTGATAGTTTTTCTTATTTTAAGATTGTTCCATATTATGGTAGATATTTGAAATTAACAGTTAAGGGTACTGGAGATGTTACTGGTTCTAGCCTATCTGTTCAAGCAATGGGAGCATATCAATGAAAAAATATTTGTGTTTAATATCTTGTATAATAATAATATTGTGTTATACGGCTCTGGTTGTTGGTCAGGATAGAGGTTCCAGAAGTCCTAGAGTACCTGACTCTACTACAATAGATGGTGTAGATTCCGGTAGTTTTTTACGCTCTGATCAATCAGATGTACATACCTCTGGCGTACTTACTTTGCCGCAGGTAGAAATATCTACATATTGGCGTAGTAAATACCCTTATATAGATGTTACTCATTCAGATTTTGGTGCAGTTGGCAATGGCGTTGCGGATGATAGAGCTGCTATAGCAGCGGCTGATACTGCCGCTGTTTTGGCAGGCGTTCCATTGTTATTCGCAAATGGCGATTATAAAATTTCATCGGATATAACCATAGCAAGCGATCTCATCCTTTATCAGGGGGCATTGATAACACCTGATGCCGGTGATACTGTAACGATAAATGGGCATATAGATGCTGGCACTTGGTGTATATTTGCGGGTGATGGTTCTATTGCAGGCACTCCCAAGAATGATTTTGTGCGACCAGAATGGTGGGGCGCAGTGGCTGACGGTTCTACTGATTGCGCTGACGCTTTTGAGAAGGCGATTTTGTTCGCTCATGCGAATAAAGTAGGTGCGGTACAATTATCAGCGGGCGTATATTATATTGACAGCGCAAAGACTTTTACAAACGTTAGAGAGGTAACTATACGCGGCACTACTACGAAGCCACAATATACAAGTTCCAGAACGGCAGGTTCTGCTATAGTATTTAACGGTATTGCCACAGATACGCCAGGATGGAAATTCACAACTTGTAGAGGTTTGGCATTCAAGGATTTTTGGATGTATACCAATGGCACAAAGGCGCACTCTGGTATATATCTTGATCAAACGGCAACATCAGTTTTTGACGGCGTAAATATACAGGATTTTACTACAGCGTCAGTGTACATAGATACCTCATTTAGTTTAACGTTCCAAAATTGCACATTTTCTTCCAGTGATGCAGGGGTACGTTCTGCTGGTACATGCCAAAATATTACTTTCTTGGGCTGCTCTTTAATACAAAACACCACCTGTGGAGCCTGGGTGTATGGACAAAATTACACTTTTATTGGTTGTGATTTTGAGGGACAACCGAGAGGAATTGACCAAGAGTCCTCAGTTGGTAGAGTCGTCAGTAGGGGATGGCTGGTAGAGGGCAATTATTTTGAGGCGATGACTGATAATGCTGTAATGTATTTGGTATTTCATGATTATAGTCAATTTGGCCCAGCTTATTTATCTGATTCGGCATACTATATATATTTAAATTCATCCGACCATAATGTTGTAGTAAATTGGAGGGGTGATGTTAATATACAAAGCGCATCGACTGATAATACAATAGTTCATGTCGCTGGCACAGTTACAGATGATGGCGTTGATACTATACAATTAGCTGATATAGACGAGTATTATTTACGCAAGGATGGCGCAGTTGCGCTTACAGACCATTGGAAAGCAGGAACGAAGGGCTTACAAATTGCAGGTTTAGGTGTGTCTAAGACAGGTGCAAACTACGGCGATGAAGTAGTCTCTAACGGGACTTTTGATAGTGATACTACTGGTTGGACGGCTGTAGTTTGTACGTTGTCAAGCGAGGCAGGCGGACAGAGCGGCAACTGTTTACAGATACTTAATGCTGCTGGAGGCGGTGGATATGAAGCGCAAGCGAGGCAGGAGATAGCAGTAATTCCATTTTTACGATACAAATTATCATTCTATTTCAAAAAAGGCACTGGCTCTTATGGTCGTGTATGGGTGGACAGTACGGAATTTTCACGTAGTCCTACATCCGGTGATTTATATTCTACAGGTGCACTTTCCGATGTGACATGGACTGAGTATACTGGCGAATTTGTGCCAACAGGTAGTAGTATTTTTCTTATGTTGGAAAGTCATTCGCCTTCAAAAACTGCTCTATTCGACGAGGTGACTATCAAGCCGATCATAGCTGGCGATCTGGCTGTAGGCAAGGATTTGTATGTGGGTGGCGACTTGACAGTTACTGGCGATTTTATCACTCCTTATGCCAATGCCGTAACGGTTAGTTCTTCTGGCGCAGATTATACTACTATACAGGCAGCGTTAGACGCCAATGATGCGGGAACGCTGGTGTTGGTTTATCCGGGTACATACACGGATGACACTATAAATCGATACTCAGATATGCAATTATGGGGCTTATACGGGCTGTCGGATAGAAAATATCAAGATGACCATGACTGGGCCGACTACGGCAAAGACTATTATTACCGGCTCCGGTTCGTTGAGGATGCGTTTTGTGCATCTGGGTCTAGTCTGTGCGACGGATATTGCAGGGGCGCAACCTTCATGTATCGCAGGGACAGGCGATATAAAGATGCACTTTGGTACATTGGATTATGATAATACAGGGGAGACGGTTGCTGGCATCAAATCTCCGGTTGTCTTAGGTACAGGGTCAAATGTCGTATTAAATGAAGTTGATATTGATGTAGATACTCAGGGTGATGCTGCGGCCTCCACCACTGCCTATGGCATCAGCACCGGAAAGGTTGAGTTTAGCCGGTGTGAAATTAACGTAACTAATATCCCTGAGACGCCGGGGTCGGGATTGGAAGATACCTATACTGTAGGGATTGCATATATTACCGATAGCGGCGAACTTGAAATTATTGATAACAATGTTCACGTTAATAACGACGGTTCGACAGGCATTGGTATGTATATTGGCGGAACGGTAAGTGCAAGAGTTGTTGGAGGGCACTTGCACGTTGAATCCACTTCTGGGACGGCTAACAGTTATTATATCGCAGCCGCCGGTGCGACGGTCATCTCTCAGATTGCTGACATTATTGCCGCCGATGGCATAAATAACGCAGGCGGTGGTACATATTCTTATGTTCATTCACAATCTAACGCCAATTGGGAAATATCGGGTGATCTGGCTGTAGGGAACGACGCTACCATACTGGGACACCTGACGCCGAAAGGCGATAATATCTATAACGTGCAGGGGTTGAGCTATGGAGCATTGGGAGATGGCAGCAATGATGATACTGCGGCAATACAGGCGGCGATTGATGACGCTAATACAGCAGGCGGCGGGATAATATTTTTTCCGAAAGGAACGTACAAAATCAGTTCTTCGCTCACGCTATATAGCAATATTATTCTGCAAGGCGTTGGCGGCAGTTCTATAATCAGTCTTGCCATTGGCAATGACGCCATAGCAGCAACCGGAACAGCATCAGGTTCAGGGCTTGCTCTGGCTTCTGACGCTGACGCAAAGCAGTTTGATGTGGTACTGGCTGATGCAAGTTCTCTATCAGCAGATGATTGGATTCGGATATACTCAGACGATGCTTTTGACGGTTCAGCAACGCAAACGCAGTCGGAAATTAGGCAGATTGCCAGTATAGCAGGGAATACATTGACGCTTGCCGAAAGACTTGCCGCTTCTTACACAGTCGTCAACTCTGCAGAAGTTGAATTATTGACAATGGTGGAAAATATTACTGTGAGGAATCTGAAATTTCTCGGCGGTGGCGATGGTGAGAATCAGTATGGGATGACATTTACATATTGTCGCAATCTCAAAATCACAAATTGTGATATTACAGATTTTTATAATCGTGGGATTCAACTCTGGAGTTGTGTGGTCTTGGTTATGGGATCGCAGTGTTAGATTCATCGAGAGATTATATAATTAGCAATAATTATATTGCCAGATGCAGACACGCGGTAGCCCACGGCGGCAATACTTCTGGTGTGCAGAGAAACGGTATTATCAGTGAGAATAATGTTGTAGGTGGTGCTGTTTCCAATGGCGCTTTTGATACCCACCACACGGCAGAATTTATTACATATGAAAATAATGTTGTTGATGGGATGGGTCTTGCCGCTCCGTCTGGGAACCATTTAACTTTTATTGGTAATTTCGTTACGCCGCCGATAGATGAGCCTTGTTTTAGCATCTACACATACGGTCATGATATTGAAATCATTGGCAATTATTTTAATGTAGCATACCGAGGCGTGAATCTCGGCATATCGGAGGCAAAAAATGTTACCATCCGGGGTAATAAATTTTTTGGGACGGATAAATGTTCAGCTACTACTTATGGAGTCTTTTTAGGGTATGAATGTTTAGATGTGATAATCGAAGGAAACACTTTCGACGGCATGGATTATGGTATCACGCACTCAAACAATAGTGCAGATGCGGATTCATATAACCTCAGTATTGACGCCAATACTTTCAGGAACATCGGGACAACGCCAATTTATGTTAAAGCGGAAGGCGGACAGGACATTTATAATGTTCGGATCACTAATAACATGATGGAAGTTGCGGCAGGTGAGGCTGGGATTTATGTGTTCGACGACGGGACCCAAAAGGTGGAAGGCCTTTTCATAGACGGGAATTATTCTTATGACGGCGGGGTGGGGGTTCGCATCGCTGGAACGAATGTTGATAACTGGCGGGTAGGAGAACATTTCGCTACCGGATGTAGTAGCCATCCAGTCCGTATTGGGCCAGATGTAAATACTGGCTCTGCGGGTATTCCGGTGATGGCGACAGCGAGCCTTGACCTTTCAGGAGCGGCGACTGACATTGAGGCGTTTATAGCTCCTGACAATTGCCAGCTTGTCATGTATGACATTCTATACACTGAGGCAAGTTCCGCAGATGCTGGTGTTGATATTCGTATCGGTCGCTACCAGGATGGCGTGGCCCTGGATGACGATTATT